GGCGGGGAGTACAAGCCCGCGCTCACGAAGATTTCGGACAGCGTGAGTCTGGCGGATTCGACGACGGCGGCGTCCGCGAAGGCCGTGAAAGCGGCCTATGACTTGGCGAACGGCAAGCAGGCAGCCCTTGGGTTTACGCCCGTACAACAAGGGGGCGGAGCCAACCAGTACGCGAGTAAGATTTACCTCGGATGGGATGGCGGGGCCGTCAGAGTGCAGGTTGACGGCTCGGACATGGGGCAGCTCGTCACCACCCTAGCAGGACAACAGAAGGCCCCCAACGCCGCATGGGCTGACGGGGCGCAGTTCGCACTCAGACTGCGCCGGGAAGGGAACGTCGATACCATCTGGAATTGGGCGGGGCAGGGAGGCCAACCCGGCTGGCTGTGGGGAGGCAATGACGGCGTCAACATGTACGTCTACAACCCCGCCAATTTCAGCGTGAATTATGCGAATGGAGCTGGATATGCCAACAGCGCAGGTAGTGCTCCCGCGAACGGAGGGACATCCTCAGCAACAATAACCACTCCTAACGTAGTTACAGGTAATTATACAGTACCTGCGGGAGGAAGTTGGGCTGTCCTTTATAATGAAGAGGGTAATGTTCGTTCTGGTATGTACCCCGGCGGATATAATGTAGGTAATCATATTCATCTTGCCATTCGGGTATCTTAATATTTAGGAGAATGTTGTGGAACGCTACGGAAATATTATTCATCGCACATTTGACGATTCCTACGTCATCACGAAAAATGGCATGCCCTACCACGTCTACCCCTACGCCGCAGAGTTCGCGCAGGAGTGGGACGAGGTGTTCGCCTATGCCGAAGCGCATCCCGAATGCGTGACGGAGGAGCTGCCCTACGTCCCGCCCGTACCGACGCTTGAGGAAGTGAAGGCCGCCAAGCTCTCGGAAATCAACGCGGTTGCAGACAGGGCCATAGCCACACTCACGGCGACCTATCCGGACCGGGAGATCAGCACGTTCGACAAACAGGAATCCGAGGCCCGCGCCTATGCCGCCGACGCCACGGCATCAACGCCGCTTCTTTCGGCGTTGGCACAGGCTCGGGGTGTCCCTCTTGATGAGCTTGTGCGCAGGGTGCTCGCCAAGGCCGACGCCTTTGCCGTGGCTTCCGGTTCCATCATCGGGCAGCGGCAGGCACTGGAAGATCGGCTTGATGCCTGTACGACGCTGGAAGAGGTGCAGGGGATCACCGTCAACATCTCCATGCCGGGCGTGGGAGAAGCATGACCTACGGAAAGCGAACCCTGATCGCCGTCGACCAGCTCCTCAATACGCTCCTCGGCGGCTGGCCGGACGAAACCCTGTCCTCGCGCTGTTACCGCTGGGCGCGGGATGGGGTGAGGGCATGGCCCCGGCGCGTGGTGGACGGGCTGTTCTTCTGGCAGAGGGAACACTGCAAGAGCAGTTATGAGAGTGAGAAATGCGGACGGCAGTTACCTCCGGAACTGAGAAATAGAGGTACGGTATGATTAGCTTGAGGAACAATGCCCAGTCAGTTTTGACGCTTCCCGTATCCGCCGAACAAACGTTGCTGAATCTTTCGCTCGGGGATGGGGGCAAGTTTCCCGATTTGTCCCTTGGAGATTCCTTTCGGTGCGCCATCAAAGATTCGGCGGGGAACGTGGAATTCATCCGGGTTGTACAGCGTGCCGGGGATATTCTGACGGTTGAACGAGGGCAGGAAGGAACCAGAGCCCGCGATTGGAAAGTTGGAGCCCGTGTTCAACTCCGCATGACGGCGAAGACATGGGAGGAAATGGCCGGAGAGCATTGGAGGCGCGTCATGGACGCTTCGGGGCTCCCCATCACGCCTACAGTGGTGGGCCCCTCTTCATTTAGCTTGCCGGGGGACTTCGTTTCCCTCTTTGCACAGACGCGTTCCTTCCGGTTGTACACGGGCGACGGAACGTTTCTTTATGGCTATGTAGCCAACGCTTCCCTCTCGGGTAATGCCACGCTCATCGTTGTGGAAGGAGTAACCCTTCCTTCTTCCGTCGTCGCCGTTGATATCGGATTGCCGTTGAATGTGCATCCGAAGGCGGTGAACGCTACCCCAGTTGCCCACTTGACGGATCCAGCCGCCCATTCCGCTATCATTATTCCTCTTAGAGGGGACATTGACGAGGTTAAGCAGATCCTCAGCGGACTTGTCCGTTCGGACGGGACCATTGATGCAGACATGCTTCCCCCCGCCACGAAAAAGACTCTCGGCGGTGTAATCATCGGGAGTGGGCTGAAGGTTAGCGACGCGGGACTCGTCCAAGTCGATGAAGCTGTTTTTGCGAAAGTGCCCAACGCCGTATGGGCTGACGGGGCGCAGTTCGCACTCAGACTGCGCCGGGAAGGGAACGTTGATACAGTTTGGGATTGGAGCAACCCGGGAGGGCAGCCCTCGCATGTGTGGGGAAGCGATGACGGAACGAACATGTACGTCTACAACCCAGCCAATTTCAGCGTGAATTATGCCAATTCCTCAAACTATGCCAACAGCGCGGGTAGCGCTCCGGCGAACGGTGGGACGGCTGATGTCTGTAACGGTATACAAAATTTGACCAGAAACAACCTCCCCTCAGGGGGGACGTGGGGTTTCATAGCCTATGTTTCATATAGGCAAGACGACAACTCATATAGCCAAATAGTGAGTGGAATAAGAGCTGGTGGCTCAATAGTTTATGAAGGGGCATCTGGGGTAATAGGATTGGCAATAAGGAAGGCATAAGTATGAATTACCATAACATTATCCACCGGACATCTGATGATTCCTATGTCATCACGAAAAACGGCTTCCCGTATCACGTCTACCCTTACGCCGCAGAGTTCGCACAAGAGTGGGACGAGGTGTTCGCATACGCCGAGGCACACCCCGAATGCGTGACCGAGGAGCAGCCCTACGTCCCGCCCGTACCGACGCGCGGCGGGGAACGTAAGGCGGCGGTGGAGGCCGCTGCCACGGCGGATGAGATTACGGTGGCCTGACTCGTGACGAAGCGAAAAGCCGTAGGAGAATCCGATGCCGGTTATTGATGTGACAACCTTTACCGGAATGCGTCCCGCCGTTGCCGGTCACCTGCTTGAGCAAAACGAAGCACAGTCGGCATTCAATGTGGATACATCCACAGGTGTCCTATCCCCCGTGTATGCTTCCCGGCTGGAAGCGCAGTATCCTTTCATTGCGGGCTCCCTCTTTCGTCATGATGCCCGCGCATCGGGGAAGGGGCTCGTCTGGCGGGTTTATCCCGACAAGAGGCAGTTTGTTGAATCGCCAGTCGCCGGAGACCCGCATTCGCGTCTGTACATGAGTTCTCCCAATGGACTCCGATTCATCGACGGGCACGGGAACGAATATGCCCTCGGCATCAAGGCACCGGAGAAGGCCCCGCGCGTTGGTGATGCGGGGCAACGGGGCGGGCCGGTATCTTTCGACGCAGAGACGAAGACCATGACCTTCACGTCGACGGATCGTGCGGCGTGCCCTTATCTTACTCCCGGGGGGAAGGTGGTTTTCTCCGGGATGCCGCCCTCGCCCCTCGCAGCAGGCACGACATATTCCGTACTGGAAGGCGTTCCCGACGGACAGGGTGGGCATCGTTACAGGCTTGGTAATCCGGCCTCCTCCTCCCCTAATACGCCCATAGCTTTCGCTGACGGCACGGCGCAGTGCTCTGTAGCCTATGAAGGCCGGCAACAGAACCGCGTCTATGTCTTCACTGTGGTGAACAGCTATGGGGACGAGTCCGCGCCGAGCCTGCCCGCCAGTGTCACAACCGATATTTCGTGCAATCAGCGTATCCTCGATCTCGTGTATGCGCCCGCTGCAGGTGAGGCCCCTATGGCGAAAAAGCGGATTTACAGGCTGGCCACGGGAGAGAACGGAAATTCGGACTACCTGTTCGTTGCGGAAATCGACGGTGGGCTTACCGAGTTTACGGACAACCGCCTCGACGTGGAGCTTGCGGAATCGCTTCCATCCCTGAACTGGCGACAGCCCGACCCTGGACTGCGCCATGTCGTGTCCCTCCCCGGAGGGGTCCTTGCGGCACATACTGCGGGTGGCGTCTACCTCTCGGAATCCTATAAGCCCTACGCATGGCCGGAAGCCCACAACTACACTTTTCAGGGGCGTATCCAGACCATAGCCGTTTCGCAGCGTACGCTGTTCGCGCTCACGGAGAGCGTCGTGCACGCCCTGACCGTGGACGATCCTGCCTCGGCATTCGCCACGACACTCGACGGGTATGCGCCGTGCCTGTCGGCTGACGGAACCGTCACTTCGCCGCTCGGAGTCCTTTTTCCCTCTTCGGACGGCCTCTATCTGGTGTCACAGGGTATGACCTCTCCTCAAAACGTAACCGACGGGCTCATCAGTGATCGGGAATGGCATGACCTGAACCCGTCATCTTTTTTCGCGGTGTTCTACGACACCACGTATCTCGCCTTTTATCGGCGCCTGAACGGGGAATACGGAACGCTGATGCTTGACTTCGGCAAGAATGGGCAGGCCCGGATGCGGCTCATGGACGAGTGGGGGATGGCGATTGTCGTCGTACCCGGTGGACGGAAAATCTATTATACCAAGCAAATAGGCAATACTGGCGAAAGCGGTCTGTATGAAATGTTCGGCAATGAAGATGCTCCTTATATAGCCACATGGCGTTCCAAGGAATTTGTTTTTCCGACTCCGGTGAACATGGCGGCGGCTATCGTCGAGAGCGAGGGCGACGAGATGGATGGCGGCGAAGAGGAAATCCTGTTTTGGGGCGGGGCCGTTGGGGATCAGATGTCTGGCGAGATCCCCTTTGGCGATGAGGATTCGGACGTGTACCCCGGCGGCACTCCCATTTCTTCAGTGCTCCGTGTCTTCGCCGACGGGAAACTCCGGGCAACGCTGTATGTGAAGCCCAACAGATTTATGCGGTTGCCGCAAGGATACGCGGCCCGGCGTTGGGAGTTTGAAATCACGACGCTCAAGCCTGTGAAGAGGATCGCCATAGGCACGGCGATCGAGGAGCTGCGATGAAAAATCCGTTGCCGCCCGTCCCTGCGAGGACGGACCCGGAATTGAGAGCCTTTCTGGAGTCGGTGCGGTCAGCCGTCAAGACGATTCTGGAGAGGGGGAATCTGAATGCGGGCGATTTGAAGGATGCTGGCATCATCACCGCCGAGCAGGCCGAGCGCCTGAAAGGGCGGGGAGGGAAGTAGGATGTATGGCATGACCCACAAGTCGGCGCTGCCGGACGTGGCCCTGTATGAGCTGTACGATCGTCTGAAGGATGCCGGCCGATTCCACGAAACGTTTTACGATGGCGAGATTGAAGACAGCCACCACGGCTTTCGGGACTATGCGCGCCGCCCGGACATCCATTTATGGGCCTTGAGCCACGGCGGCGAGCTTTCCGGCATGTGCTGGCTCACGCATGTCTGCCACGGCGGGACGGCCTTTGCGCATTTTGCCATGCTGCCGAACCTGCACCCACTGGTGACGCTGCGTCTCGGGCGGTTCGCCGTGGCCTCCATGCTCCGGCTGCAGGACGAACGCGGGGCGTTCATTTTGGAGGCGTTGCACGGCACGACGCCCGTGCGCCGCCCAAAGGCCGTGCGGTGGGTCCAAAAGGTGGGTTTCGTCTCGGTGGGCGAGCTGCCGTATGCGGTTTTTATGGCGGATACGGGCCGGAATGAGCCGGGACTTATCAGTTATGCGGACCGGACGACGGCTCCGGGCGCATGGTGCGGAGAAAAGGAATGAGAATTTACACGCGGATTGAGATGGAAATGCGGACGGGACGGGTGTTGCACGCCTGTTCCAGCGAGTACGCGGGGCCTATTGCCTGGCTCAAAGGCGGCAAGGGCGGCGGAAGTTCCACCACGAACATCAGTTCCGAGCCGGACAAGGAATACAATGCCCGCATGGCTTCGGTTGCGGAACGTCAGCAAGGCCTTTCCGATCAGTTCTTTAAATGGTGGCAGGATGTGCAGGCTCCTGTGGAGAAGGCCAATGCCGAAGCCCAACTTGGGCTTATCCCCGTACAGACGGACATAGTTAAAGAAGGGCTTGAAGGGTTCAAAGGCATCCAGACGGACTTCTACAACACCTCCCGCCCAACCTCCACGGAAACCTACGCGGGCCGGGCGGTAACCGACGCGAACATGGCGCTGTCCAAAGCCACGGGCAGCATGAACCGGAACATGAGCCGGATGGGCATCAGCCCGACAAGCGGCGCGGCGCAGTCGGCCAGCCGCGATTTGGCCATACAGGGGGCCGCGTCCATTGCGGGGGCCGCGAACACGGGCCGGATGCAGGGCGAGGAGATGAACCTGAAAAAACTGTCCGGGGCGATGGCCTACGGGCTTGGAGGGTAAGGAATGAAACTCATGTCGTATACGTCGGCGATGCAGCAGGGATTTGTACCCCGGCTCCAGAGCATGATGCCGCAGGCTCCGCAGGGGCCGAGCCTTGCTGGTGGGATGCTCGGAGTCGGAGTGGGGCAGGAGGGGAATGGAAGCCTCATTCCCACGCCGCAGGGAGACGCAGGAGGCGATGCGCTCAAGGGACTGCTGCCCCAGTCTGGGCCGCAGCAGACGCAGCCCGGCCAGCAACCCGCGCAGCCGGGGATGGGGACCATGCGGCAGAACGTCACCCCGGACGTGCGCGGTCAGCTCCGGCAGGGCATCGGGCTTGAGACGCATCCTGCGATGAAGGCGGCTGGAGGCGCGTATGCCTAGAGGATTGTTCCAGATGGGGACGCTCGGCTGGACCCCGGCGGCGCAGCTCGCCACGCAGAATCAGGAAGGGGCCGCGCGTTCCTATGCCTCGATGGACAAGGCCGTGAACCAGACGCAGACCACCAAGGTCAGTGGGGGAAGCAGTAATATCTTCGGGGATATTCTTCCTGTCGTCGGCGCGGCTGCGGGGTTTGCACTCGGAGGAGCGAATCCCTTGGCGGGAATGGCACTCGGGAGCACGCTGGGCGGCGGCATAGGTTCGGCAATAGGCGGGCAGAGTGCGGCGACGCTTGGTGGACTTGGAACGCTTGCGGCTGGAACTCTCTCCGATATGTCGCTGAAGTCCGGTGAAGGGGTACAGAACCTTATTGGAGACGATACCGCGAAAAAGAATATTGCTAATCGGCTTGGGAAATTTTGGTAGGAGAACGTATGGGACGAGGTGGTTACGCAAGTTTGGCGGGGGCTGCGCCGATTAACAGTTTTGGCCAAGATTTTCTCGGCGGGGCAGCCGTAGGCGAGAAGATGCGGCAAGTTGTCGGGGATATACAGATCAATGACCGACTGAAACAGATCGGCGACGCGGTGACGCAGGCGGGAGGCTCGATAGACGGAATCGACCCGACGCTGTTTTCCGACCCCGTGGGGTTACGGGCGCTCGGCGAGTATACGACGCAGTACAATTCCTCACAGGAGGGGTTGCAAAAAGCTTGGAAGAATCACGATCAGGCAATCATGCGTATGTTCGAGACAACAACCTATGCACCGCAGGCTTTCAAGCAGAGTGGGGATCCCTCCATATTGGATCAGGCCTCGGACAAACTCGGGTTGCCCTATCAGACGCAGTATAACCCTGAGACGAAACGCCATGAAGTGATGTACGCCGGACGATTCGGGCCGGAGGCCACAGGACAGAGTTTCACGTCTGAGGAGTTGAGCAACCTTTACGGCGGGCTTGCCAAAGATCCGAAACGGTTCAGCCAACTTGCCTTCCAGTATTCTCTGGCGACGATGCGCCAGAACGAGGACTACCTGAAAGATCCGAGCAAATGGCTGTACGACAACGACGGTAAAACCGTGTTCGTGCCACGCAAGATGATGACTGCGAACGGCTTTCGGTCAGGGTACATCGTGACGGACACGGCAAACAAGACGTCCAAGTTCATGACGAACGAAGAACTGCAACAGGCAGGCGTATTCCCGAAAGACCTTCAGACCATGAAGGGGCTGTTTGACATGGAAAAGGGCCGGGCGGACATGGCGAACGACAAGGTACGCCTCGGCTATGAAGGACAGCGCGTCTCACAGGGATGGGCAACGCACAACCTCAACCGTGAGCGGTTCGAGTACGAAAAAGGCGATGGGCTGATTCCGGGAATGCCCGGCATCAACCGAAAGGGTTTCAAAAAGACAATGGACGCCGATTTCAATCAATGGATGGCCGCAGCGGGGTACGCTGTAAAAAACGGTGCCTTCTACAAGCCGGAATACAACAAAGACGGAAGCATCGCTGTTGACGACGAAGGAAAACCCAAGCTGAGGGCCATGTCACCCGCAGAGGTTGGAGAGGCACGGGCCGAGCATCAACAAGATTTCGTGAAGCGATACACAGGGCAGTCGGCTCCGGGACAGGGGGGAGATGTTGGAAATATCATTCTCTCTCGTGGGTTGGAGTATAAAGGCGGTAAGCCCTCCGTGCCCCCTGCTGGCAATGGCGGGAATATACCCTCTCAGGGAAAAACCTCCACTGAACAGCCTGCGCGTCTCGGTGGGGGGATGTTCGGCAATTCTGTCGGACCCACCGATAAGCCCCAAAGAGCAGAGGATGCAAAACTCAGTGGGGCTATGCCGGGAACTGCCGCTTCTAGCTCTACACAGGAAAAGGAACGGATACTGCCGCCCAAGGGCAGTGTATGGGAAAGGATGCCTGACAAATACGAGGCTTACACCAAGGTATTCGGAAAACGTCCTGATAAAGTGAAACCCGCTCTTGCCGTGAAGGAGCTAGATGCCGAGCTTGAGCGACTGGCAGAGGAAAAATTACGCGAAGGGATGGATAGGCCGAACTGGTGGGAGGCAGATCTACGCGGCCTTGGTTCCGAAGGGGCGCTGAAGCCTGCCATCGAAAAGGCGAAACAATTCATCATGGACGAAATTTTGACATCAAAAGGTTATTACTCTTCTCAAAGCTAGATGAATTTATTGCTGTTCTTTGACAACCGCATAGAGAAAAGGAGGAGAAAACAAGGGCCGGGTTCCTCACGGTTCCCGGCCCTGCTTTTGTAGTCAGCCCTCACACCCTAGGGGCTGTAAGGTGTGCGGCTTCCTTGTCCGATGCCTCGACCATCCATGCGGGGAAGTCCACATTGACGCGTTTGGTCTTCACGTTGGGCCGTTCCGCTTTGGACATGTCGGCAAAGGGCATCACACTGCCGCCATCATCAAAGTATTCATCAAAATCATTCGCTTTCATAGGCAGTTATCTAATGGATTGAATCCTCTCTCGCTTAAAGCCGTGGGCTTCGTTTTCCCGTAAGCTCATGGTCGGGTTATTTCATCAAGGCAATGATTGCGGCGATGATCGCCACTGTCTGGGCGGTGATGATACCCGCTACCCATTTGATGGTTTCGGCTTTGGCCTTCTGAATTTCGAGACGGACGCCGTCGATTTCCTTCATCAGGCGCAATTCTGTTTCCCGCAAGTCGCCCTTGGAGGCGCTGGCGCTCCTTTGGCTTTCGTCAAAGCGTTCCAGCACTTCCACGATGGTTTTCGCGGCTTCCTCGCCCACAGCCTTCTCAAGTTTCTTTCCGTCATCAAACAGCAACATGGGGGATTCCCTCCGTTGGGTGCAGGATACAGGATCATGTTCCCAATGCCAATGGGAATCAGCGTGCGCTCATGGCGCGGGCGTATTCCAGCAGGAGCATTGCCGGGTTCTTTTCGTCCGGCAATCTGTCGTCAAGGGAGTGCAGGGCGGCGGTCATGCGCTCGGTGAAGTACCGTTCCCACTGCGCTCCGATGCGGGCGCCGGAGAAAGGGCGGTCGGGAGCTTGCTTGTAGACGCGGCTTTCCAGCGCGGTGAAGACGGGAATGCTCATGGAGATCAGCCTGCTGCATAAGCGCCCGAAGGTGCGGTAGTAGTGCTGTTGGGCTTCGCGGATTTCGGCGGCGAGTTCCAGCATGGCGGCTTCGTCAAAGCGCGGGGCTGCGGGCAGGGCGGGGCGGTTGCGCCTGGCGAGTTCGGCCTCCATGCGGTTGAAGGCTTCGATGTAGGCGAGCTTGAAGCGTATGGCTTCCGGGCCTGTATAGCCCATCGCCAGGAGGGTAAAGCCGTCACGGAAAATGATATACATAGGGAGGGACCGCCCAGTTTGATCCAAATAATTACTCACCTCAAAATTGAGGGCAGTAAATTCTTCTGGGCAGTTATCCATGATGCTACGGATGTC